TGCGTTTGCAAGCTTGCAAATTTAGTTTTCGCATCTTCTACTGTCTTACGTGTGAGAGGATCGAGATCGTCGAGATTGATCCCCGCTAACGGGTCAGCAGCTTGTTGATTCCCTTGGTCTGGAGAAGCACCACCCTGATTGGCTGCGGGATTACCCCCGCCACCGGATGCTGCTCCTGTATCTGGACTCAGAAGAAACCTGTGTTTGATTATTAATGATCTTAGCATGTTTTTATTTGTTTGTCAACCAGTTTTAGTGTTTTTCTTTATGTGCTGATTTGCCCACACAAAGAGACTTGCAAGCTTGCAACTTTTATCTTGCTCGCTCGGTCAAGAAATTTTGTCGAAGTTCTTCAATCATCTGAACCTGTGCTTTCAATTTTGGAAGTTCAACATCATCAGTAGAAATTAGCTGCACTAATTTGCTCTGTTTCAAATTATCGAACACATCATTCCACACGTTGGCAGGAAGTGATTTGATTACCGCCACTACATCACCGGGGAACTTAGTCATATTACTGTGCCCCTCCCTGCTGTTGTGCCAGCTGTCCCCCGTTCATTGCAGGAGGCATCGTTGAAGTCTGCTGCAGCGGCGGCGGTGTCTGAAAAGAAAGTGCGGGATTTTGCTGTGCGGCCATTGCCATTTGCTGTTGGAGCATTTGCTGCTGCAAGAACAGTTGGAGAAAGAGTTGATGCTGCTCGATTTGCTGAATGAGTAGCGGAATCGCTTGAGGATATTGCTGATTCCATTGAGATTCAGTGTCCTTGATGAATGAGGTCTTGACCTTGAGGGCGACCGCATGATCTTGGTCAGGGTCAACGAATACCGGTTGACCGAGATAGGTCTGACAACTTTGCATCGTTGCAAGTTGAATCTGCTGTGAGTATCCATCATTGACGATGAGCTTCGCATTGAAGTTCATATCCTCCAAGAGTTCAGTCCAAAGTGCCTGCCTGTCGAGGATTGTCTCCATCTTGCTCGATTCCAAGATGTATCGCAAATTCTGTTGGCGCAGTGACTTGCTCACAAATTGAGAGCCGCAATCAGTGGAGATGTAGAGGTTCACCCACATATCCTGCGGAGCGAGAGTGAAACCGAGTTGTCCAGTGATTGCTTTGAGAAGGTCAGGGTCAGCCCACAAACCAGTATAATCCCACACGCGCTGTGCGTATGCACCGTGCAAATCTTCTGTGACCGAATCAATGTCAGCAGTTACGCCGGACATTGCTGCCTGATAGACGTTGTTCGCTTCTGTGGCAGAGGTTCGGCTACCCATTGCTTTTCCGAGGATGGCATCAACTGCCTTTGATGTTGTTTGACTCTCCTCTTTGAGCATACGCATCAAAAGGACAGTGCTACCAGTCGCATCGTAAGGTGTACGCCAACCGAAATCGTTAGGCCCATTGACTGTAATTTTCGCACCCTTCTTAGTTAAGTCCATGTTGAGTGCAGGGGAAGATGACTGCACCCACGCTGGAGGATCGTTAATCCAATCCTTGTTGTTGAAATACTGTTCTTTGCAGAGTGTGATCTCTTTGAAGTGAGAATAGAGAAGTTGGCCAATCGAAGGGGCGTATGCTCCTGAGTCAAGGTCAGGCATGTGAACCGACGCATACAAGGGGAGTTGATTCTTCGGGTAGTAATTCTGTTGAAGTCGCAGAATGACTTGTCCACCGGAATGAATGTTAGGGCCAAACATTTCCATCACGAAACGAGTATAGGGAATGCCAGCTTTGCCATCAAAATCAAATTGACCAGTGGTGGGATCAAGAGGGAGCATTGGATATACCGTCCACTTTGCTTCGACGGAATGCTTTGGCTGGAGCATCTGTGCCAACATTCCTGCGTTGGCAGGTGCGGAATTTTCCATCATGCCGAACGTGATGTTCAGTGCGGTACGAGCAGCTTGGAATGCCTGCTCATTGTAGAGCCAGTTGTCCTGTTTGATGTTCTCAAGATTGGCATATCCAAAAGGATTGAGAACAGGGTCGTAGGTGTTTTGCAAGATTGCAAATCGGGGAGTCTCTTGAAAAAAGAAAGGACATGGCTGCTTCTCCATGTCATATGCCGGAAGTCTCCAGTTCAGCCAAAGCTTATTGATGGAGATAGGATCGAAGGAGGTTCCGAATTTGGTCAGTTCGGGATTGGGGATGAACTGCCCCTGATTATCACGCCGCGTAATGTTCTCTACCTTAAACTGGAAATCAGAATGGATGAATGCAATACCGTAGGTATAGTGATGCCGGTATGCAATCGTTGACTGCCGCTTGAGATTCGTGGCAGAGGTAGAGTTCCAAGAGAGAATGGCGTTGCCTGCTTTGACTTTCTCTTGAAGCGGGTTGTATTCCTTGGAGGCCATTGGCTGCTCCATATAATCAGGAATCTTAAAATGGATTGGCAGATCATCTCTGAACGCAATGAAGCGGGTAATGTTCGTCAGCCTCTCGATGGCATCGTGAATTGAGGTATCCGTACAGCGTGCCTTATCCCTATTGGATTCATCCGCCGCATTCTTGGTGCGAGAATCTTCCTGCTGCGTATTGGAAAAGAGTTCATCGTTAGTCAGCGTAACGCGTGACATTTCGAGGAGTGAGGCCCACATCCGCTCAAAGGGGAGCCGCTCTTGAATTTGTGGCCAGAGATAACGCGATGAAACCCAAAGCAGAATCTGCTGTTGGGTTTCCTGAGAAAGCGGTGGGAGATTGGGGTCGTTGGATTGCGCAACGAGATTACGAGGGAACTGCGGAGGGGGACGGTTGGGAGTTCCATCAGCCCACTTGTTAACGAATGTTGGAGGAAGGGAAGGATTAAGGATTGGCATTTGAGTATTTTTTGATTAGTTGTTTTTGCAAGCTTGCAAATTCATCCTCGTCGGAGATTTCGCGGAAATCGTTTATTCGCTTAGGTTGGTAATTAGTATGCACGTAAGGCGCGCACACGATATAACAGAGTGCATCAAGTTCGTCATCACCATGCAGAGGGACTTCATCCTTCGCTTCACCCTTGTTAGGGCCAGATTGAAGTCGCTCCCAAAAGAGGGACTCCATGCGATGCAGTGCTTGATCCACCCCCGGTTCATTGATTAGGAAATAGACTTGACTACCGGGAGTCTTGCGGGTGATTGGATGAGTTAGGAAATCGTTCTTGCCGAGCTTGCGGTCGAGTTCGCTGACACGATCCTTTGGTCGCATGTGAGTTGATTCGGTGAGGAGTAGTCCTTCATTGTGGTAGTTGTTGACATAGGGCGCGCCACTGACTTCATCGGCTTTGAACAGGTGGTAATCGGCTGCGGTGAGAAGGACTGGCTCAGAGTTTGGGAATGGGTGAACTTCCCGGTATGTATGATATTTTGCATTGATTGCAACTTTGATTCGTTTGTTATTGGAGAGGGTGATAATGTCTTGGCAACGCTCAGGGATGGTGCGCCCACGTTCAGAATATATGCGGAATATAAACCATTTATTGCCCGGTGTCAATAGGCCCCACACACATGCTGTCGGGTGATCGTATCCCGGATCGAAGCCTCTGTAAATTTGGCCGTTAGGATAAAGCGCGAACAGTTCTTCCTTGGTGATGGTGAGCGCATGGAAGGGTCTGTCAAGTCGAGAGAGGAGAAGAGGAGAGGTAGAGTAGAAGTCACCGTCGAGTCGAGCAGCACCCTCTTTCTTTCCGTCCCACATTCTTATGAGGTCATCTCTCTTGGAGGTTGGGAGAATGTGGGAAGGTGCATGGCGGGCGGAGAACTTGGTGAAGATGTATGCGGAGAGAGGGAGTTGTTCTTCTCCCTTGAACACCTTAAAGGCAAGGGCTGTCTTGCGACCAGCGTTCCGCGCCTCATAAGGAGTATAGTCCCAAGAACCAAATCCATTTGCCTTGATACGTTGCTTGATTTCGTTGAGAACTGTATCCGTAAGTCCTTCCGTTAGAATGACTCCGAGCACAGCGGCACCAGACCACTTGGTATCTTCGGATTCATAAGATTTGCAGTAGATTGCAATTTCAGTGGGGGAGGGATTAGACGAGGAGTTGGTGGTGAGAACGAAGGAAAGGTCAGAGAGGGAGAAAGATTTGATTGAGGACTTGGGGAGCCACCGCTTCCACTCCTTGAGGATGATGGTTTTGTGGAAGTCATGGTCAGGTGCGCCGAGCCAGACGGTGCCCGACTCTGTGATAGGAGGATGAGGATAGGCTGCGAGTTGAGGGAGAAGCTTTTGCAAGCTTGCAAATTTTTCGGCATTACCGGATTCGGTGTCGAGATGAGACTTAGTGGGGTCGCCAATCAGATGAGGATACCGCTTGAGAATGTCCTTGAGTTCATCCAGTCGCTTGATGTGCGGACGCGGAATGATCTGGACGGGGTTGCCACGCAGGTCAACGTAGTATTTGAGATGAGCATGGGGATTCTTGATCCACGGTTTGTGGGGGTCGTCTGAAAGAGACGGGGAAAGGGATGCAGCAAACATTTCCCACTTAGGGTCATTAGGGAAA